TTATATAATATTAGACAGAGGTCAGGAGGAATATAAATTATATAAAGAACAAATAAAACAAAATAACAAAAACCAAAGATTAATGGGAATCCAAAAACTCAGAAATATAGGTTTTAGTTTAGAACAAGCAAAAAGTTTTTCAAATACTAATCAATTAGCAAAAAGTGCAGTATTATTTGCAGGTTTAGGTTCACTTCAATCTGATAAAACTATTAAATCAAGATTTGGAATTTCTGAAGATGGTAACTCAATTTGGAATCCTGATTCAGCTTATGGATTAGGAGGAAATCAATTTGGTAAACAACCAATGCCTGGTATTACATCGGCTACTGTAAATTGTATAAATAGAGGATCAATTAGATCTGCAACAATACAAATTAAAGCCTATAATACTTTTCAATTTCAATTAATTGAATTATTATATTTAAAATTAGGTTTTACTATGATGTTAGAATGGGGACATAATAAATATTTTAGTAGCGAAGGACTTTTAGAAGAAGTAGGATCAACTCTAATAGAAGATTCATTTTTTTCATCATCCCCTAAAACACAATTAAGTGTATTAAAAAATATTGAAAACTATAGAAAAACATACCAAGGTAATTATGATGGATTCTTTGGTAGAGTAACTAATTTTGATTGGGATTTCTCCCCAGATGGTACTTATAATATTACCATAAAATTAGTAACTTTAGGAGATATTATAGAATCTTTACAAGTAAATATTCCTGCCCCTATAAATTCTCTAGCTTCAGATAAATCTGAAGTTAATGGTTCAAACACAATAGAGGTATGGTTAAATAAATGGGAAAAACGTAATGCTAAAGTTGGGGGTTCAACAACAGTATATAGACCTAATAAAAAATTTTTAAATCTTTTAAATGCTAATTACGAAAGGCAAATTGCTGAAGAAGTTTTTAGATATACTAACCCTGATGGGTCAATTTTTAATGGTACTATGACCCAAGTTAAGGCACAAATCCGAAAAAATTTAACTGAAGAATACAAAAAGGAAACTGGAGAAGAAGGTTTAAATAAAGAAAGATTTCAAGAAGAACTAAATAATTTTAAATCACAACTTAATTCACAATTTAATATTACAAATGGGTTAACTAAAATGAATAGTTATTATACTACATTTGGAAATTTATTAGATGCTATACAAAAATATGTAGTACCTAGAGTAGTAAGTGGAGATCTAGATTCTCCTTTACTATCTATTGGAACAGATGAAGATGTTAATATTGTTAGTGCCCAACCTAATCAAATTTCATTTGATATTAGTAAATGTTTTATTAAACCTTCATTGAATATTGAAGGAGTTACTCCTCCCCAATTTTTACAAAATCAAAAAATTAAAGATTTTTTAGTTTTAGAAAAAACTGGTGATAAAGAAGATATAATTTATGGTAAATTAATGAATGTATACCTAAATTTTTCTTTTATAAGATCATGTTTAAATAAAAATATATCAAAAGAAGGAACTTTAGGTTTATTTAATTTCCTTTCATCTATATGTGATGGAATTAATAGTTCATTAGGTAATGTAAATAAAATAGAACCTATAATTAATACTGAAATTAATGAAATAGTATTTATTGATCAAAATCCTATAAGGGGTAATAGTGAATTACTAAAAAGACTTTTAGAGAGAGTTCCTGAAAAACAAGAAATTATTCCTTTTGAAGTTTTTGGGTTTAATTCTGATAAAGGTAAACCTAAATCAAATTTTATAAAAAATTTTAAATTTGAATCTAAAATACCCTCTAGTTTAGCTACTATGATGACTATAGGAACAACTGCTGGGGGTTCATCTTCTAAAACAATTGATGGTACTGCTTTTGCTTCTATGAATGCTGGATTTGTAGATAGATTCCAACCACAAATATTACCTCCCCCAGGTTTTCCTAATCCTATACAAGAAGCAGAACAAGCAGAAAAGGCTGAAGAAGAAGACGTAGAAGCTAAATTTGCAGCATATTGGGGAGTTAAAATTGATAGTATACTCCAGAGAAACTCATATGGAACTGTATTAAGGGATCTTGATATTGGGGGTTTAAGACAAAAAATGAAAGACGATGTAACCCGTAATGTTGGTGTAGGTAATTCTATTAAATGGGTAATAAAAAGTGGAACCAGTTTAGTCCAATATAAAACGGGTAGAGGAGAACAAAAATCAGGTACATATAATGGTTATACTTTTACAGGATTAACTTATAGAGAAGCATTAGATGGTTTTAAATCATTTAAATCAGGTGCAGGAGCAAATGTAGTATCTGAAAATGATATTGATCTTGCTTCTTCTTATCAGCAGTGGATGATATACGCTCTTACTGGTAATTTAACAGGTAAAACAGATGTTAATGGGAATCCCTTTCGTATTGGTAATGATAGAGCACAATATCTTAACATGGAAAATAAAGACTTTTTTAAAAAAGGAAAACAAGCTTTTAGAGAATATGTTAATTTAAGAGACCAAAAAGAATTTAGACTCTCAGGTACACCTTCAAATCAATCTGGTTTTTTACCTATAACTTTAAATATAACTATGGATGGGTTATCTGGAATGAAAATATACCAAAAAATAAATGTTAATCAGAAATTTTTACCTCAAGAATATCAAACAAATAGTAGTACAGGTACATTAGATTTTATAATAACTAAAGTAGATCATAAATTGGCTGATAATAAATGGGAAACTTTAATATCTACTCTTAGTATACCTCCATCAGCACCTAAAAATGAAAAATTAGCAGATGAAGGAATATTTGAAGAAAATAAGGTTGTAACCGTTGAAGAGGATACAACTGAACCTATAGAAGGTGATCAAACCCGAATTGATGCTACACAGCTCCAACCTAATAAATTCATAAAAGACGAACTTAAAATATCTGAGGGTTATTATAGTGGAGGAGTAAATAGAGTATTTAGATCAAGTACTGTTGCTTATGCCTACCCAGATCCTAAACCTCGTAAAAAAATCAATCAAATAAAAAGAAAAAGTGATTATTATCCGGGTAAAGAAAATGAACCTTGGACTATTGGATATGGACAAACTTATTATGCACAAGGACAACAATACGAAAGAGGAGGACAATTATTAACAGGTAAAGGTACCAGAGCATTATCCCCAGTAAAAGAAGGAGACTCTATTACTAAAGAATCAGCTGAAATGGGATTTGATAATGTATTATTAGGAATAGCTAAAACTATGTCATCTAAAAAAAGAATAAAAGTGCCTCTAACCCAAAATGAATATAATGCTCTTTTATCTTTCTCATATAATTCTGGGCCTGGTGTATCAAATCCTAAGAAAAAACTTTATAGCTTAATTAATACAAAACAATATGTAGCAGCGGGGTTTGAATTAGAAAAAACTCTTACTAATAATGGACAATTATTGTCTAGAAGAAAAAAAGAATCTGACATATGGTTTACTAATAATCCTGGAGATCCAATTTAAAAATTATGTATTATCCTAAATCTCAAATACAAGAAAATTTATATACCAATGGTAATGAATATATAATAGCTTCAACATCAAAGCCTTATATAGGTTATTACTATCAAACTTCTAATAACCAAAGATTTACAGGAAAAAATCCTAATGATACCCCTAATTTTCAACTAATAAGTAAACCATCTAATATACTATCAAATGATATTGTATCTGAAACTAATGGAACTGCAACCCCAAATGCTTTTTGGTCTAATGAATACCAATATATAAATAAAAAACAGGGAATAAACCTTCCTACTCCCGCATCACCCCCTGTTCAAATTACCCCTTTACCTACAGATAATAATTATTCTAATGGTTTTTTTACAAGATATTTTTTATATAATTTTGTAGAAAAATCTACTATAGAAACTAATAGTTTAAATTATTCAATGTTTTTATCAAAATCTCCTAATACTCAATATGATAGATTTACTCCACTAACTTTATCTTGGAGTTTAACTGGTAAATATAATAGTGTATTTAAATCGAATAAAAATAATGTAAATCTTTTAGAACAAAGAACCAGATCTTTTGGATTTAGTAACTTTTTTAAAGATAAATATGCTCAATATTATCAATATAAAGATAATGAAAATTTATATAGTAATGGAAAAGAGATAAGATATACTAAAACTAAAAAACCTTATATTGGTTATTATCATATACACCCTGAAAAAGGACCAATGGTTGGGAGGCAACATACAATGGAAGCCCATGATTATTTGGAATTTACAACAACAGGTTCTATATTAAACCCATTACCTCCAACTCCACAATCTGGTTCATATAATGAACCTACAAAAGTAATCCCAAATACATTTGGAGGCTATTAATTGAGTTCGTATATTAGGGTAAAATAAGGTTATATGTACTGGCTTGTAGAAGACGAGGAGCAGTTAAATGTTTTAATAAATAGTGGTTATAAAGAGGCTTTCATTGAGGTAATACCTTATAATGACACAATACACCCCACACAAAATCATGTTAGTTTAGTGTATATTAGACCAATTGAAGCGAGTAAAGGCTTTATGGTATGCATTACACATAGTGAATGTTTAAATGTGTTAAACACGCGTATAAACGATTTATTAAATAAATTTGAAGTATTATATTGTCGTGATAAAAAGGAAATATTACACTATTTTCCAATCAAAACTCTTTATGACATAACACCACCCCCTACTACGTATATACGACCTACAACACAAACACATGATTTATATTATCGTGAACACAAAGATAATCCGGAGTTAAACTTAATTATACCGATTGTTAAACATTATGAATTGTGTGAAACGATTTTTAGAGATCTAAAAACAAATATTAACATAGAAAAAACTAAATATGATGAATTCTTTAACAGTAGAGTATCCGTGGTATTCAACGCTATCGAGAGAAGTGGAATACGTATACACAACAAAACCTTCAATGAATATTTCCATCCCGTTGATGGTGAATACATCTACACTCAGTTCAACTTAAAAACAACAACAACAAGACCCTCAAATAAATTTAAAAATGTAAATTATGCCGCACTTAATAAAGAAAATGGTTGTAGAAAAAGTTTTATACCACGTAATAATAGGTTTGTGGAAATTGATATTTCTGCTTACCATCCTAGCTTGTCTGCTCGTCTTATTGATTATGATTTTGCCGGGGTTGATATTCACGCTCATTTTGCTTCCTTATATGGAGTGGATTATAAAAAATCGAAAGAACTTACCTTCAAACAGCTCTATGGAGGCGTTTTTGACAATTACAAAGGCCTGGAATTCTTTCAAAAAATCGAAAAATACGTAGGAGAACTTTGGAGTAAGTTTCAAAGCGATGGGTTTGTAGAATGTAAGATTTCTGGGTATAGATATGAAAAAGAAAACTTGGATAATATGAATCCACAAAAGTTATTTAATTACATTTTACAAAATTTAGAAACGTCTACAAATGTGTTGATATTGTGGGATATACTTTGTATATTACGAGAATATAAAACGAAACTAGTACTATATACTTATGATTCGTTTTTATTTGATTGGGATGAGAATGAAACAGAATTATTAGAGAAAATAAGAGATATTTTCAAAAAATATAAATTAAATATTAAAGAAATAGAAGGTTATGACTACAATTTTACAAAATAGAACTAATACGTATAATGCGAATTATGATGTCATAAAAGACATCCAAAACGCAGGAGATTTGAATAATAAATTATTTTGTACTTTCACCAACTTAGAAGGGTTAGATGCACTTATTGAAGAAATACAATCGAGATATACAATCATATATAATAAAATGTTTGTTTTAGAAATTGTAGATAAAGATGAATATGTGGTTACATATAATGTAGACCAAGGAAATGTACACACAATCCCAGACAATACTATTTTAGTACATAGAAAAAAGGAATCCAACACCTTATATACAATTAATGCTCTTAACGAACTTATTAAAAAGTTAAATGGTGGTGTAGTAGATACTAAATATAAAGTAGATTGGCAACATTATAGAAATTGTGTTTTACTTACACAACATAATGATTTAAACCAATTAAATACAAAAATATATAAAATAATCGAAGTATAATTTGGTTCCCCAAATTTCATTTCGTATATTAGGTTACATATAAACAGTTATAATTAAAAATAAGTTACAATTATGGATTTAAATGCACTAAAGCAAAAATTGGATACCCTCCAATCAAAACCACAGGGTGGTCAAAAGACCGATTACACAACAATTTTTTGGAGACCTACAGTAGGTAAACAACAAATTAGAATCGTACCATCAGCGTATGATGCTTCCAACCCATTTACTGAGTTGAAGTTTTATTATGGAATTACTAATAAAGTAATGATTTCACCTCTTAATTTTGGGGAAAAAGACCCTATTGCTCTATTCGCGGGGAAACTACGTGAAGGTGAGTATAATAAAGAGAATTATATACTTGCTAAAAAGCTAGATGCTAAAAACCGAATTTTTGTTCCTGTAGTAGTACGTGGAGAAGAAGATAAAGGTGTTAGACTATGGCAATTTGGGAAACAAGTATATGAAGAATTATTAGCACTTGCAGTTGATGATGAAATTGGAGATTATACTGACATTGTAAATGGTAGAGATCTTACAGTAGAAACAGTAGGACCAGAATCAACAGGTACTCCTTATAATAAATCATCAGTTAGAGTTAGATTAAAAACCTCTCCACTTAGTGAAGATGCTACACTAGTAGAAAAATGGACAAATGAACAACCAAACCCAACAGATGGTTTATTTAAAAGATATTCATTTGAAGACATGAAATCAGCTTTAGAAAAATGGTTATCACCAGAAGAAGATGAAGAAGAAGTAGTTGCTACTCCAGTAGCAGCTAAACCAGCTACAAACTTTAGTTTAGATACTTCAAAAGCTAAACAAAGTAAAGTAGATCAATTTGATTCTTTATTTGAAAATAAAGCTAGTAATGAAGTTGATGATCTACCTTTCTAAATATGGCAAGAAAAGCATCGAAGTCTCTCTCGGCGGCAGTATCCGCCGAGATTAAGAGCAAATTTGACTTAAATAAATTTAAATCATCTAAAGGTTTAGATAAAAACGTTAAATTTAAGGAACAAAAATGGATACCATTATCTCCTGCTTTTCAAGAAATTGCTGGAGTACCTGGGGTACCCATGGGACATATTTCATTACTTAGAGGACATTCTGATACAGGTAAAACAACTGCTTTACTTGAAGCTGCAGTATCAGCACAAAAAATGGGAATATTACCTGTTTTTATTATTACTGAGATGAAATGGAATTGGGAACATGCCGCTCAAATGGGATTAGAAGTTAAACTAATCAAAGATGATGAAGGTAATGTTATTGATTATGAGGGAAACTTTATTTATGTTGATAGAGAAACTTTACATACTATTGAAGACGTAGCAGCATTTATAATGGATCTACAGAATGAACAGAAAAAAGGTAATCTACCTTATGATTTAGCATTTTTCTGGGATAGTATTGGATCAATTCCTTGTGCAATGTCAGTTGAAAAGTTGAAAAACAATAACGAATGGAATGCTGGAGCCATGTCAACACAATTTGGTAATACAGTTAACCAGAGTATTGTAATGTCTCGTAAAGAATCATCACCATATACTAATACTTTAATTTGTATTAATAAAGTATGGACAGCCAAAGCAGAATCACCTATGGGTCAACCTAAAATGATGAATAAAGGTGGAATGGCTATGTGGTATGATGCAACATTTGTAGTTACCTTTGGAAATGTTTCTAATGCTGGAACTTCTAAAATTAAAGCAATTAAAGGTGGTAAGCAAGTAGAATGGGGTAAAAGAACAAATTTACAGATTGATAAAAATCATGTTAATGGTATGCAATCAAGAGGTAAAATTGTTATGACAAATCATGGTTTTATTACAGATACTGATAAAGATAAGAATGCCTACAAGAAAGAACATTCAGATGAATGGACAAAAATCTTGGGTGGAGGAACATTCAAAATTGTAGAAGACCAAGAAGATGTAACCCCTGTACTTTACGACGTACAAGACTTATAAATAAAAACATGAAGCATAAAGAGTTATTTAATCTTCTGGATAATATCCAAGAAGATCAGGAGATCCCTACCCAAAATAGACACGACAGAGTATTAATTTTAGATGGTTTAAATTTATTTTTTAGAAATTTTGCTATGATGAATATGGTTAATCCTGATGGGGTCCATATTGGAGGATTAGGTGGGTTTTTTCGCTCTTTAGGTGCTATGATTAGACAAACAAATCCAACATCTGTTTATGTAGTATTCGACGGAGCAGGTTCAACCGTAAATCGTAAGAATCTGCTCTCCGAATATAAAGGTACTAGAAATTTACAACGAATTACTAATTGGGAAGCATTTGATAATCTTGAAGAAGAACATGATTCAAAAATTGACCAAATAGTGCGTATAATCCAGTATTTAAAGCTATTACCTGTTAAAACCACTATAATCGATAAAGTTGAAGCTGATGATATTATAGCAGTGTTAGCTGAAAAATTAGTAGAAAAATGTAATTCAACTTGTTTTATAGTATCTAGCGATAAAGATTTTCTACAGTTAGTAACAGATAAGATTATTGTTTACAGACCAATGGAAAAAGAGTACTATACTCCTAAAACTGTAGAAGAAAAATTTGGATTAAAACCTACTAATTTTATTTTACATAAAGTATTACTAGGAGATAATTCAGATAATATTCGAGGAATTAAAGGTTTAGGTGCAAAAGGTATATTTAAAAAATTTCCTGAATTAAAAACCCATGATTTAACTTTAGATGATATTTTCGATATATCTGCTAGGAAATTTAAGGATCATGTTGTATATTCCCGTATTGTTCAAGAACAAGCTAGAATTGAAACTAATTATAAGGTTATGGATTTAAGTATCCCAATGATTGATGATAAAGGAAAAGAACATATAGATAATTTAATAAATGAAGGTTTACCTGAATTTAATCCTGAAATGTTTATATCATTTTATAATGAAGATAAATTAGGAGGGATGATTAGAAATTTAGATTCATGGTTAAAAGATATATTTGCTCTATTTCCAACTTATAAAAAATAAAAAGGTTATAAATGACATTAAATAGTATAAATCAATACGGACATGATTTTCAAATTAAAGTATTATCATCTCTACTAACTCATAAAGAATTTCTTACTAATATTCATGATATTATCTCAGAAGAATATTTTGAAAATCAAGCACAAAAATGGGCAATTAAAGAAGTACTTAAATATTATGATAAGTATCATACTACTCCTTCATTAGATATATTAAAAGTAGAATTACAAAAAGTAGATAATGAAGTATTACAAATTTCTATTAAAGACCAATTAAAACAAGCATACGTAACTTCAGATGAAGATTTAGAATATGTTCAAGAAGAATTTACTAATTTTTGTAAAAACCAACAATTGAAGAAGGCCTTAATGTCGTCTGTGGATTTATTAAAAGCAGGCGACTTTGATGGTATTCGTTTTATTGTAGATAATGCTTTAAAAGCAGGACAAGATAAAAATATAGGACATGAATATGTTAAAGATATTGAATCAAGGTATAGAGAAAATTCAAGAGAAACTATACAAACACCTTGGCCGCGTATTAACGATTTACTACAAGGGGGACTTGGAAATGGAGATTTTGGTCTCATATTTGGTAATCCAGGAGGTGGTAAATCTTGGTCATTAGTAGCTTTAGGAGGACATGCTGTAAGATTAGGATACAATGTACTTCATTATACTCTTGAATTAGGAGAAGATTATGTTGGAAAAAGATATGATGCTTTTTTTACTAAAATTCCTGTTAATAAGGTAGATTCTCATAGAGATAAAATTGAAGAAATTATCCCTCAACTACCAGGAAAGTTAATAATTAAAGAATATCCAACGGGTAAGGCAACTATCTCAACTATTGAATCACATATTGCAAAAGCTACAAGTATGGGTTCTAAACCTGATTTAGTAATTATTGATTATGTAGACCTTCTTTCATCAAGAAGAAAAAATAGAGAGCGTAAGGATGAAATTGATGATATTTATACAAGTACTAAAGGATTAGCTAGACAATTAGATATACCAATTTGGTCTGTTTCACAAGTTAATCGTGCTGGTGCACAAGATAAAGTGATTCAAGGAGATAAGGCAGCAGGATCATATGATAAAATTATGATAACTGATTTTTGTATGTCTCTTTCACGTAAAAAAGAAGATAAAATTAACAACACAGGTAGATTTCATCTAATGAAAAATCGATATGGAATGGATGGAATGACTTTTGGTGTTGAAGCTGATACTTCTACTGGTCATTTTGTAGTTAAAAATGAATATTTTGAAGGAGAAGAATCTGAAACATTAGCTCCAACAACACGTTCTAATAAATTTGATACAGACGTAGATGACTTTGATAAACAATTGTTACGTAAGAAATTTTTTGAACTAAACTCATAAATAAAAAAATAATGGCAAAAACCTCATTACTACAAGAAAGAATAGTATACAAACCTTTTGAATACCCAGAAGCACATGATTACTGGATGAAACAACAACAAGCACATTGGTTACATACAGAAGTACCAATGATGTCTGATGTAAATGATTGGAAACAAAATCTAACAAAAACAGAAAAAAATATTATTGGTTCTATTTTAAAAGGATTTGCTCAAACAGAAACTGTAGTAAATGATTATTGGTCGTCTTTAGTAACTAAGTGGTTTAGAAAACCTGAAGTAATTAAAATGGCTGTTACATTTGGGGCGTTTGAAACTATTCATGCCGAAGCTTATTCTTTACTAAATGAAGAATTAGGATTAGATGATTTTAGTGAGTTTTTAGAAGATGAAGCTACAATGGCAAAAATAGAGGCATTAACTGAAGTAAGAGATTCTCATGATGGTACTCCTAATTGGCATGAAAGAGCAAAATCCTTAGCTATATTTTCAGCATTTACAGAAGGGGTTAATCTCTTTTCTTCTTTTGCTGTTTTACTTTCTTTTAAATTAGATAATAAACTTAAGGGAGTAGGACAAATTGTAGAATGGAGTATTAGAGACGAATCATTACATTCAGATGCTGGGTGTTGGTTATTTAGAACATTACTAAAAGAACACCCAGAATATGACACTCCAAAATTAAAAGCTGATATTGAAGAAGCAGCTAAATTATCTTTAAAATTAGAATTAGATTTTATTGATACTGTTTATGAAATGGGAGATTTAAAAGGATGTCCTAAATATGATTTAGTATCCTTTATTAAACATAGAGTAAATACTAAAATGGGAGATTTAGGGTATGGTCCTATAGTAAATGGTATTGATCAAGAAGCAGTAAAAAGAATGAAATGGTTTGATAATTTATCAGGTGGTAAACAACATACAGATTTCTTTGCAAATAGAGTTACAAATTATAGTAAAGGTGTTCAAAATTGGGACGCAAACAGTTTATTTTAAAATATGGAAAACAACGCACTACAAGTAGATTATACAAATTGGGAAAAAGGAAAAAATTACCCAGAATGGATGGATGAAATATCTTTAGCAACTATATCTAAAGGTTATTTATTGCCTGGAGAAGATGTAAAAAAAGCATATAGAAGAGTTTCTAATGCCGCTGCTAATAGATTAAAAAAACCAGAACTAGCTAATAAATTTTTTAAAATTATGTGGAATGGTTGGTTAGGATTAGCATCACCTGTATTATCAAATATGGGAACTGATCGTGGTTTACCTATTTCATGTTTTGGGGTTGATACACCGGATTCAATACGTGGAATTGGTTTAACTAACGCAGAACTAATGAAGCTAACAGCCTCTGGTGGTGGTGTAGGTATTTCATTAAATCGTATTAGACAACGTGGTGAAGCAATTACTGGAAATGGTAAAAGTGAAGGTGTAGTACCATGGGCTAAAATATTTGATTCATCAATTATTGCAACTAATCAAGGAAATGTTAGAAGAGGAGCAGCATCTGTTAATTTAGATATAGAACACGGAGATATAGAAGAATTTTTACAAATTCGTAGACCAAAAGGTGATCCAAATAGACAATGTCTAAACTTACATCAATGTGTTGTTGTAGGAGATTCATTTATGAGAAAATTAGAAGCAAGAGACCCAGAAGCAATGAATAGATGGGCTACTGTTTTAAAATCCAGAATGGAAACAGGTGAACCTTATATAATGTATAAGGATAATGTTAATAAAGATAACCCAATAGCTTATAGATTAAATAATTTAGATGTAAGCATGACAAATATTTGTTCTGAAATTACATTATTTACAGATGAAGAACATAGTTTTATTTGTTGTTTATCATCTATGAATTTATCTAAATATGATGAATGGAAAGATACAGATACAGTTGAATTAGCCACTTGGTTTTTAGATGGTGTAATGCAAGAATTTATTGATAAATCTAATGGTAAAGATTCCTTAAAAAGAACTCATGCACATGCTCGTAAGGGTCGTGCTTTAGGTTTAGGTGTAATGGGTTGGCATTCATTCTTACAACAAAAAGGTTTACCATTTAACTCTATAGCATCCACAGCACATACTCATAACATTTTTAACGATATTAGAGGTAAAGCAGAAAAAGCATCTATGGCTCTAGCTTTAGAATATGGAGAACCTTTATGGTGTAGAGGAACAGGTATGAGAAATACTCATTTATTAGCAATAGCACCAACAGTATCAAATTCAGTTATTTGTGGTGGTATTAGTGCTGGTATTGAACCTTTACCTGCTAATATTTATACTTTCAATGGTGCTAAAGGTACTTTTATTAGAAAAAATAAAGTATTACAATCTATTTTAGCAGAAAAGGGTGAAGATAAAGATAAATGGTGGGACCAAATGTTAGCTGAAGATGGCTCAGCACAAGGTTTACCTGATAGCATCCTAACCCCAGATGAAAAAGAATTATTTTTAACATTTCCTGAAATAAATCAATTAGAATTAGTTAGACAAGCAGCCATTAGACAAAGATATATTGACCAAACACAATCATTAAATTTATCTTTTGATGTAAATGATTCCCCAAAATGGATTAACCAAGTGCATTTAGAAGGTTGGAAATTAGGTATTAAAACTTTTTATTATTTAAGAACTGATAGTGTTATAAAAGGTGATCTTGGTTCAAGAATGGCGGATTGTGTATCTTGTGATGGATAGATAAATAACTATTAAATTTAATTTGTAATGGGGGTCAATTTGACCCCCTTTTTTATATTTATAACAAAATATAAAATTAAGAATAACATGAAAAAATTATTACTTTGGTTATGCTTTATGCTTCCTTTTTTGAACATAGCCCAAGAAACAGCACCCGTAACCTTTAGATTAGATGTTAATCAAATCACCACTAATATTCCTAACCCAGATCAAATGCAAGTTTATATTCAAACTAGCGTTACTGGATGGACTGATATACCAATGGAAGATGTTGGGGGTAACGGAATTTACAGAAAAAATATTAATATAGGACACCCAACAGATGAAAATGTAGAGGTATTTTATAGGTTTAAGTTAACATCTTTTGGTAATAATGGGCTACCCTGGACAGGATGGGAAGGAGGTTCTGATGCATCTGACTGTTTATTTGATGTAGCCACAGGAGGTGCTCCAGGAGGACCTAATAGTTTAAGAAAAGTAACAGTACCCGAAGAATTGATAGATAATGGTACTTACGTAAATCCTTCAGGAGAATATAAATTAACTCATTGCTTTAATGAGTGTGGTAATGAACCTTGCCCACCTGAACCTTGTGTAGATGGTTTAACATCATCTAATGCTTATCAACAATGTGTAGAGAATACTCAAGCTTTAATAGTTTTTGAATGGGAGACAGAATGTACTCCTCAATCTGTCTTATACTCTAATGCAGAAGGAGCAGGGCCTTTTGAATATCAAGTTAATGAAGATGCAACAAACTTTGGAGTATATGCTGGAAACGGACAAATGCCACCAAATTGGAGTGTAGAGCATCAATTAATAGTTAAATTTACAGATGGAAGTGAATCAGAACCTATTTTATACACCCCTACCCCTTGTATTGCAGGATGTACAGATCCAAATTCTGATGCTTATAACCCATGGGCAACAGTAGATGATGGTTCTTGTTCTGGAACAAATTGTGACCCGGACACAGAACATCAAATAACAATGCAGATTACATTAGATAATTGGCCAGGTGAAACTTCATGGACAATGAATAGTGGAGGTATTATAGGAGCAGTTACAGATGGAACATATAATTTTAACGATATAGGAAAAACATTTACCTATAATTTCTGTATAGATAAAAATACAGGATTTGAATTTATTATTAATGATACTTATGGAGATGGTTTAGGTGGTACTACATCTGGAGGAACTATAGACGGTAATGTTGTAATATACGATTGTAATGGAGATATTATTTGGGAATTACCTGAACCTGACTTTGGAGATGTAGCATACTCAGGACAACAATTTGGAGTTGATTGTGAAGGAACAGAAGAAATTTATGGATGTACAGATCCAGCTTATCAATCATATAATCCTGATGCTACTATAGATGATGGTTCTTGTTCTGAACTTCATGTTGTAGGTTGTATGGATGAAGATTCAATTAACTACAATCCAGATGCTACTAAACAAGAATTAGTTCCAGTTTGTGAATATAATTTAGTAGTAAGAGATGCAGCATCAGATGGATGGGGTAATTCTTTTATAGGAGTTGCTCAAGGAGGAGTTAGTTTAGGAACTTATACTTTAGGACCTGGAATAGAAGAACAAGTCTGGCCTTTAACTTTAAACTCAGATGAAGAAGTAATAGTATATTATTTTGAAGTAGGTAATCCTCAAACAACACCAGAAGAATTAAATTTCCAAACTTTACAAAATTCATTCCTCATAGTAGATTCAGATGAACAAGTATTACTAGACGGTGGTACTAACCCATTTGAAGATAATGGACAAGGAGCCTTACAAAATTTTGAAGCACCATTTTTTGAAAAATATTCAGCTTTACCATTTTGTGGTACAGTTTGTATTCCAATTGTAGAAGGGTGTATGACTGAAGGTTCATTAAACTATAATCCTGAAGCTAATGTAGATGATGGTTCTTGTATTCCTTATATAGAAGGTTGTATGAATCCATTAGCATTTAACTACAACCCAGATGCCACAGTAGATGATGGTTCTTGTATTGAAGTAATTGTAGGTTGTATGGACCCAGATTCATTTAACTATAACCCAGAAGCTAACACCCCAGGTGATTGTATTCCAGTTATAGAAGGTTGTATGGATCCAACATCATTTAATTATAATGAAAATGCAAATGTAGATGATGGTTCATGTATCCCTGTAATAGAAGGATGTATGGATGTAAATTCAATTAATTATAATCCTGATGCTAATACTGATGATGGAAGTTGTATTCCAATTGTAGAAGGTTGTACAGATCCAGATTCATTTAATTATAATCCAGATGCTAACGTAGATGATGGAAGTTGTATTCCTGTAATATATGGTTGTACAGACCCAGATGCATTTAATTATAATCCAGATGCTAACACAGATAATGGAACTTGTGAACCAGTAGTATTTGGTTGTACTGATCCTGATTCTTTCAATTATAACCCAGATGCAAATACAGATAATGGTACTTGTATCCCTGTAATACTTGGTTGTACTGACAACACAGCATTTAACTATAACCCAGATGCTAATACTGACGATGGTAGTTGTATACCAATTTTAGCTGGTTGTACAGATCCAACATCATTTAACTACAACCCCTTAGCAAATACTGATGATGGTAGTTGTATACCTATAATAGAAGGATGTACTGACCCTAGTGCTTTAAATTACAACCCAGATGCTAATACAGAAGATTTTAGCTGTGTAGAAATAGTTTATGGTTGTATGGATCCAACATCAGTAAATTACAACCCAGAAGCAAACGTTGATAATGGTAGCTGTATAACAGCAGTAGTAGGATGTACAGATCCAGAATCATATAACTATAATCCTGAAGCTAACGTTTCAGACCCAGATGCTTGTTTATATGATGCAGGCTGTATAGATGGTCCTGGTAATCCATATTGGTTAAATGATAATTGCTATGCTTGGGTAATTGATGTGGATCAATATTGTTGTGATAACGAATTTGATTCTATATGTCAGGATATGTATAATTATTGTGAAGATGGATGGCCTGATGGATTTGATTTAAATTCAATTCAATCTCAATTTTCTAGAATTAATAATATAATTGTGCATCCAAATCCAACATCTGGAATAATAAACGTATCTTCTAATATAGAAGGTGTAACATTTGAAGTAAGGGATTTATTAGGTAAAATAATTGTACCTGAGTCTAGTGGTAATACAATTGATCTATCAAAATCAGCTGCTGGAATATATGTCTTAACAATTAAGAATGGAACACAAACATATAATAAAAAAATAATTAAAGAATAAAATGAAAAAATTATTAATACTATTTTTAGTAATACCGTTTTTAGGTTTTAGCCAAGAGCCAGAATCTAAATTTAAAAAAGAATTAAAAAAAACATTTAAGTTTTCAACTATATTTGCTGCAGTAAATGGGGGTACTTCATTAGCCGATAAAAATACCTATTCTGTAAATACGGGTACATTAGTACCTGGAGTAATAGAAACACCTTTTGATTATTCTTTATCATTAGGGATTAGAAAAATTGCTCGATTCCAATATGAAAATAGAGCTAATGTATTTTACAATGGTACAGAAGAATCTTATTCAGATAATGCAACATTAGGTAAAATAAAAGGATTTGAGTTTTTATTTGAAGCTGATTATAGAAGAATTCAAGGGATCGAATATTTAGATCAACATCATTTTTTAAGATATGTAGCTGATGATTGGGTAGCTAAAGTAGAATACTTAGTAGGTGGTTTTATTGACATAGAATACTTCCAAGCATCACAAAGATATAAAAAGAATATTACTAAAGAATTTTCAGTTAATGTAGGTGCTGCCCAAAGATTAGCAAGACCTTATGGATATGATCCTTTACAAGAATGGATGTTGAGTAATGGTAATTTACATTATACATGGTTAGCAATTCAAGAAGGATACGAAGTAGAATTTAATGGAATAGGAGGAGAAACCTATTTAGACCCTTCAGGTAATGTTGTAGCAACAAGTACTGAAGTTTGGGAAGAAGTAATTATACCACAAGTATTAGTTGATTATGTAGAGAAAAAAACAGATGCAGCCCCATTAAGATTAGAATACTCATTAATATTAGGATTTGATTATTATAAGTATACGAAAAACTTTTGGTTACATGCCTGGGGTAATGTAATGCCCTACCACATAAAAAATGGGGATAAATTTTCTTTTCATAATTATAATGGTGGGCAATGGGTAGATTATTCTGGAGGATTAATATTTGGTTATAAATTAACTAAATCATTAGGATTATTTGCAGAAGGAACTTATAATCAATATTGGAATAGAAATTGGCATAATTTTTCAATGGGAGTTAACTACATAATTTTTTAAAAATGGCGAAAGAATTAAGTGAAAATACTAGTTTTCAAATAAGCATACAAACACTAATAGGTATTGCATTCGGTATAGCTACAGTAGTAGGTATGTGGTTTGCACTTCAATCTGATATACAAGAAGCAAAGGAACTTCCAGTACCCCCTCCACCCGATGTAACTAGAATGGAATATGATATGAAAGATCAATTAATCCGTCAAACAATTATGTCTACTCAAGAAGATGTTGAAGAAATAAAGGATAGAATGATTCGAATGGAAGAAAAGATTGATAAATTAAGATAATTAATTATGAAAAAACTACTAACCCTTGTATTATTTATATTTTCTTTATCTTTATATAGTCAAGTTGAAGTAAAGTATTTTAATGCCGGATGGAATAAAGCAAATGACATAGAATGGGTAAGTAAATTATCTGACTGTGAGTTAGAAAAATTTGATATAGGAATTGATCCATCACTTGCTGCAAAATATAAAGTAGTTGTAGTACCCACCATCATCATCTTCCAAGATGGAGAAGAAGCAGAAAGATATCAAGCAGACATTAGCTTTAAAATGTCAGCTACTAAAGAAGAAGTTCAAGATTATATTGATGAACTTATAATGAGTGCATTCTAGCATCATATTTATAATTGCAAACTAGTTATTAACCAAATTGTTATTTTATGTTTAAATTTATAAAACGTAATTGGATGGCCTTAAAAAATTTATTTGATGATAATAATAACATCAACGAAAAATCAGTAGTTGGATTCGCTTCATTTGCAGTAATGACTATTTTTGCTATAGTAGATTTAGTAACTGGATATGTTGGTAAAGATTTAGTAATCAATGAATTCATTTACGACTCTTTTTTATTTATAACACTCGGTTGTTTTGGTATTGCTGAAATAGGACAAATTTTTGGTAAAAAAAACAATAAAGAGGAATGAAAAAACTATTATTACTTATACTATTAATCCCTACTTTATCATTTAGTCAATTAGATGTATTTGGAACAAGCATTCCAGAAGATAAAGTAATGCATTATATTGGGGGAGTTGCTATTACTAGTATTGCCCATGATTTAATATTTGAAGAAACTAAAGATAAAGATAAAGCTGTTATATATTCAATGGCTACTACTTTAGCTTTATCTGCTTTTAAAGAAATATTTATAGATAGAAAAGCTGATGGGAATGATATAGCTGCAGGAATGTATGGAGCGTTAACAGTAGGTGTAGTTATTTCTATAGATGATATTTTTAAAAAAAGAAAAAGGAAAAAAATAGCCCGAAGAAATTCAAAATATTAAAATTTAATTAATTATGAGCTGTTATACAAGAAAACAAATAAAATGTGCTGTTGAATCAAAAGGATATAAATGGTTCGAAAGTGGTAATTATAACTTAAACATTGTAGGAGTTAGAAATTCAGAAACACTTGGTAAAGTTACAAATAAATTTGATGATTGTCTTACAGTATCTTATAATGTAGATGGAGAAGAAAAATTCCATTGTTTTAAAGCAACAACTGACCCAGGATCTCATTGGGAGAGAAATTTATTAAATAAAGATGGTGTTGCTATTCTAGTTCCGGGGCAATATAGGGGTTCACATAAAATTAGAAAACATCAGGGTAAGTATGAAGCCCTATGTCAACAAAAAGAAGTTTGTGTTTATAGAGATAATAACAAAGATGGAGTGTATGATATGCTAGAAGAAAGTATTCATAAAGGTATTTATGGTATTAATATACATAAAGCAGGTTCTAGAGTTAATGGATCAACTCAAATTGATAAATGGTCAGCAGGTTGTCAGGTATTTTCCAAAGAATCAGATTTTAATCAATTAATGGATTTAGCATATAAAGCTAAAGATTTGTATGGTAATTCATTTACTTATACTTTAATTGAATCAAAAGATTTAACCTAAAAATGAAAACAATTAAATTAGCAATACTAACATCTACTATGTCAATAGGATTTATATGTTCCTACTTTATGGAACTTACAATGCAAAATGCAGAACAATATTTAGCTATTTCAACTTTAGTATTTGCTGATGGGTTTTTTGGGATTCTTGCAGGAATTAAGAGAGAAGGATTTAAAACTTACAAAGCAATAAAAATTTTAAGAACTTTAATATTTTGGGTTATTATGTTAACTGTAATATTAGTTATAGAAAAAAGCATTCCAGGAGCTGGGTGGTTAAGTGAAACTATGCTTATGCCTTTAGTTGTATTTCAATTAATAAGCACTGTAAAAAATGCATCAATGGCTGGATTTATTAAAGGTGATGTTTTAAATCAAATCCTAGATAATATCGATAGACATAAAGGCCTTAGAAAATAGGTTGTCTTAATTCAATTTTTTTACTATATTTATAATCATGTATAGATACAACGCAAAATTAGATCGGGTTGTTGACGGAGATACTGTCGATGCCTTAGTAGACTTAGGATTTAATACCTGGAAAAAGGTAAGAGTTCGAATGATGGGGATGAATGCCCCTGAATCTCGTACAAGAGATTTAGAAGAAAAAAAACGTGGATTAGCTGCTAAAGCAAGATTAATTGAATTATTAGGAGATGGTAATTTTATTTTACAATCTCATGGGGTTGGAAAATATGGTAGATGTCTAGGTACCCTATTTGTAAAAGATACAGATATAAATAAAACTTTAATTAATGAGGGACATGCAACAGAATACTTTGGGGGTGCTAGATAAGATAAAACAAGGAATGTTTCCATTCCTTATTGGATTTTCTGCCCTGTCAGTTTCAGCTTCAGCTGCTTTCTATTCAGTTAGTGGCTTAAGCAAACTTTTTGCAGGAGCAAGTTTAGAAGTAATTATAATGGCAGGTTCATTAGAATTTGCTAAATTAGTTACAGCTTCACTTTTATACCAATATTGGGATACAATTAATAAATCTTTACGTACTTATTTATCTATAGCAACTATTATACTAGTATTAATTACTAGTATGGGTATTTATGGATTTTTAAGTGCTGCTTATCAAGAAACGTATTCTAAATTATCAACTATAGAAAATCAAAAAGGTTTTATTCAAAAGAAAATTGAATTTTATCAAAATGATGTAAATCGATATGATGAGGAAATTAAAAGAATATCTAGTAATATTAGTACTTTATCTAATGCAAAAGCTTCGACCATCCAAGTACGAGACACCACGGTATCTGGAGGCTTTAGACAAACAATATCCACAACTGAGCTTAGAATGGCGCAGAGTCGTATTAACATTGAGGAGGAGAATCGTAAGTTGGCGCAAGAAAAACGAACTATAGCATCTGATAGTCTTCAAAAATTCCAATTACAAGTATTAGATTTAGATAATAATAATGAAGTGGCTGGAGAATTAGGACCACTACAGTATCTATCGGGTTTAACGGGTACTTCTATGGATAAGATTATAAATTGGTTATTACTTATTATAATATTTGTATTTGATCCTTTAGCAATATCTCTTGTAATAGCAGCCAACTTTGCTTTTACTCAAGCTTATCCAAAAAAGAAATATAGAAAAAATTTATATGGAGAAAAAATAGAAGACATTGAAGTTAAAGATGCTGAGGAAATCCAAACCCAAGATGAGTTTATGAAAAATTTAGATAATCTTGAAAAGATTAAAGATTGGGAAGCAGCAGAACGAAGAATGGAAATTATAGGTCAAAATGGAAACGATGGAGAACATTACTCAGGATTAGACTTAAATAATGATGGTGTTATTAATGAAAAAGATATTGAAATTGCTAAAAATAGAATAAAAGAAATTGATAGTATATTAGAAAAAACTCCAAATTTATCTCGAGAATGGGCTAAACGTTTATCTATTGAAAGAAGAAAATTAGATGATGATGAAAATACAAAAATTTATTAAATTTCTTATAATTTGGATTAGTCAAAATCTAGCAATCCCTTTTTGGGTTGTAGGTCATATTCACTTATCAATTCATAATTTTCATGATTTAATAGAAATTGGGGCATCAATAGGAATGAATTTAATAGTAGCAATTGGGTTTTTTATAGATTATAAAGAAAATGGAAAGTAAGGAAATACTACAAATAGCAAATAAAGTATACCCTAAAATTAGGGCTCATTATGGTTTAGGTAAAAAAGAATACCCACCAATTGAAGTGTATAGAAATATATTTGCTAGACTAAGTGGAGAACCAGATATGGAAGGTGATGATCCTGCAGAAGCTGAATTTGACCGTAAAACAAATAAGTTATTTATATACTCAGACTTTAATGATAGTGTTGAGGATGTAATTAGGGGAGTTATTCATGAGTATATACATTATTTACAATCTGGATCTTGGATGAAAAGATATTATAGTATGGGTTATACTTATGGTAACCACCCATATGAAGTTGATGCTAAAAAAGCAGAAGAAGATTGGAAGTTATTTGTGTAATATGTGGATACCTGAATAAGGGTTCGTATATTTAAGTATAAGAAAAATAAAGGTCATGAATAATCTAGCACAAAAATCTTTAGTTATTGGTATTATAGTATTAGCAATGATATTTATTCCATTACTTATCAAAGCAGTATTTTGGATATTATTACAATTATTTAATTTTCCATTCCAATCGTTATTAATCTCAATTATAGTTATATGTTTGATATCCCTCTTACCAGAAAAGAAGTAGATAAACAATTATCACAATATCAAAAAATAAACTATAACCAGTTTAGATGGTGGAGGAGTTATCAACCAAAAAATAAACCACTTGATAATCGCAAACCACTTCGTGAGCGTATATTCAATGGTGATTTTGATTATTCATGTTATAAAGCTCAACAATATCAAGTCGAATATCAATTGAATGATATACTAAAAGAGTGTGGTATGGATTACGCAAAGTATTTAGAAAAAACCCCCGTTATTAGAGCACGAAGAAAACGTTTAATGGAAGATTTTGAAAAAGATGAAACTGAAAGATTACGTTCTTTAACAGTTGAATTTACAAAATACTTTAGATGTAATAGAGAACAAGTTGAAGAAGAAATGTTAAAATGTAGTGGCTCCCTAATAGATCTTTATTATATTATAGAAGAAAAATATAAAATAGTCCATATGCCTTATCCTTTAAAGCGTAGAGGACGACCCAAAAAAGTTATATAAATGAAAGTATCACACGAAGTACCTAGATGTTTACTAAAAGCATCACAAGAATTTAATGATTATGATTATTGCTTACCTCATCTATTAGATCAAGATGAAGAATATAAACAATATTTTTATAATGCTAAAGAAGAAGGACGTTATGTTATCATGGATAATTCACTTCATGAATTAGGAGAAGCATATGATTATGATAGATTAAGATATTGGGTCAATGAATTAGAACCAAATGAATTTATTGTACCAGATGTTTGGATGAATTGTTCTCAAACAGCGGCACAAGCTAAATATTGGAAACAATTTAAATATCCTAAAAAAACTAAACTCACAGCTGTAATTCAGGGTGAAGATAAGAATCAAGCTTATCTATGTGCTACTTTATTAGCAAATTTAGGATATAAAAAATTATGTGTATCTTATGGTGCTACTTGGTATAATGATTTTTTCCCACATACTAACGCAGATATGGGAAAAGCATTAGGTAGAGTACGATTTGTACAAGGTTTATTTAAGATAAAACATTTAAAAGATATTAAATTTCATTTATTAGGTTGTTCAATTCCACAAGAATTTGGTTGGTATGATGATGGTTTTTCATCAAGAATTGAATCAATTGATACTTCTAATCCAGTAATGGCAGCTTTAGATGGAACTAAATATAATAGTAATGGAATGAATTATAAACCAAATGCTAATATGAATGATTTTTTTGATGTTAAATTTGAAGATATTAAATACGAAGATATTATTTACAACACAACACAATTTAGAAGAATTAATAATTTAAAAATCAAATAATTATGGCAAAGTTAACAAGAAATGTAAATTACGCAAATTACAGATGGGAAGAATATGTGCTAACAGAAGAAGAATTAGCACAATGGAAAACAGGTGATGAAGATCTCCAACAAGAAATCATAGATAATGCAGATTGGGACCTAGTAAGAGATAAACCAATTGATGATTATAGTGAACCAGAATTTGTAGAAGAATAAAGATATGGCAGAATTTATAAGACACGCACTAGGACTTTGTGGAGAACACTATCATCCAAACTTATGGACTCTTTTAATAGGAGGAGTTGGATTTTCAACTATTTTTTCGTATGTTCGATCATATATAAAATGTAAATTTAATCAAGCGTTAGCCTATACGCGAAATACCTGGCAAATTTTAAATAAGTAAATTATGGCACATTGTGTAGTAAGTTTAAGTGGTGGAATGGATAGTAGCACCCTATTGTTAAGAGCTATCGAGAAATATGATACTGTAACAGGTATCTCATTTGACTATGGTCAAAAACACAGAGTAGAGCTAGAGAGAGCTCAATCATTAATTGATTACCTTGCAAGTAAAGGTCACAAAGTAAATTATCGTCAAATCAAATTAGATGGATTAGTAGATCTACTAGACTCAGCTTTGGTTACAGGTGGAGATGATGTACCAGAAGGACATTATGAGCAAGATAATATGAAAGAAACAGTTGTTCCTAACAGAAATAAAATGTTTGCTTCTATTACTCAAGCAGTTGCATTATCTGTAGCAAATAGAACAGAAGATGTTTGTGATATTGCTTTAGGTATTCATGCTGGTGATCATGCAGTTTATCCTGATTGTAGACAAGAATTTAGAGATGCAGATGATGCAGCTTTTAGAATTGGAAACTGGGATGCAGATAGAGTAGGTTACTTTACACCTTATTTAGATACTGATAAATTTGGTATTCTACAAGATGGAGAAAAATTATGTGAAATTTTAGGTATTGATTTTGATGAAGTTTATAAAAGAACAAATACTTCTTATAAGCCTTATCCTTCGGGAAATAGTGATTATAAGTCTGCTTCTAGTGTTGAGAGGATTGAGGCTTTTATTGCTCTTGGCAGAAAAGATCCCGTACAGTATGAGGATGAAACTGGAGAAGTTGATTACGAAGTAGCAGAAACCCATGTAAAACAAGTATTAGCTGAATATGAATAATAAAAAACAAGAATTACCTGATGCAAGATTGCATCAAAGAATTAGTTTCATCAAATCAGGCATTCGTATCTTAGGATACGGTGCCTTATGGTGGAGCTTGGACATTGCAGTTATTTTACTTATATTAAGTGAAGTAGTTGGAATAGGAGAAGAATTAGTATAATAACCAAAATTTAAAATATGAAAAAAATAATTTATTTTAGTGCTCCTTGGTGTGGTCCTTGTAAAGTTTTAGGACCAACTATAGAAAGATTAACTGGTGAGTTACCTATTACAAAAGTTAATGTAGATGAAGATAATACTATTTCTGCTAAATATGGAATTAGAAACATTCCTACATTGGTTTTAATAGATCAAAATGGTAAAGAAATTAATAGAATAGTAGGAAACATTTCAGAACAACAAATAAAACAATTTTATAATGGGTAAATTTCAATCAAGTAAAGTATTTGACGGGTTTAGTACAGTGTTTCGTCAATGGAAAGCTACAACAACACACTGTAGGTTTGTACATGGTTATGGAATTTCATTTAAAGTATATTTTGAAGGCGATTTAGACGAAAGAAATTGGGTTTGGGACTTTGGAGGTATGAAAAGAGCTAAAACTAAAATAGATGGTAAGTCTCCTAAAGAATGGATGGATTATATGTTTGATCATACTTTAATTGTTGCTGAAGATGACCCATTTTTAGAAGCATTTAAGCAAATGGAAGAATCAGAAGTAGCTCAAGTTAGAGTAATCCCAGCTACTGGTGCAGAAAAATTTGCTGAATATATTTATACTAAATTAAATAGTTTTGTTCAAACTGAAACTGAAGGTAGAGTAAGAGTTACTAAAGTTAAGTTTGCGGAACATGGAAAAAATGCTGCTTATTACAGCGAGTAAGTTATAATAGTGAATGAAAAACCACTTAAAAAAATTAACAATATGCACAAACAATTGAAACGTATTGAGGATTACGATAAAAATCTTCCGATTGTAGAAGTTTATACTGCAGTCCAATCTGAAGGCTCTAGAGCAGGATACCCCACAGTAGTAATTAGAACAACAGGATGCACTCACAGATGTTATTTCGGTGAAGGTGGTTGGTGTGATAGTTGGTATACAAGTATCCACCCAGAAAAAGGCCAATTTAATTTTAATAATATTATACAAAAGTATAAAGATAATCCTCATATTAAAGAGATGATGCTTACTGGTGGTTCACCTACTATGCATCCCGCTTTAGTAAATGAGTTAACCCATTTTGCACATGAAAATGATATATTCATTACTATCGAAACTGAAGGATCTCATTTCCTCCCCACTGATTATCCTATTAATCTTTTGTCAATTTCTCCTAAGTTTAGTAATAGCGTTCCCGTTGTTGGTGTTGCTACTCCTCAAGGAGGAATTACAGACGAAAGGATGGTTAAAAAACATAATTCGAAAAGGTTGAATTATGAAGCAATGAAACAATCAATTGCTTACCACTCAGACTATCATATTAAACCAGTATGGGATGGTAAAGATGAAGATGCGTTAGCTGAAATTATGGATTGTTTAGAAAAACTTGAAGTATCCCAAGATAAAGTTTGGTTTATGCCCGCAGGTGATTCAAGAGAAGCATTATTTAAATCATACCCCATATTATTTGATTGGGTAAGAGATAATGGTTACAGAATGACTTGGAGACCCCACATTATAGCATTTGAAGATCAAAGAGAAGTATAATGAATAAAATTTGGAGGTATTGGGCTAGAGCATTAGGTGAAAAGGTAGGAGAAGATAATAAAAAAGCAGATACTGTAGCTTGGATTAGAACTTTTATTATAGCGCAAGCTGTAATAACAAACCTGCTTATAGCTATTAACATTTTAATAGTTTGGTTTGGATAAGCAAGAAGCCCTTC